ACGTACCGTAGTAGTGTTGCGTGTCTCAGGGTCAGCGTGTTGCTGGTCACGCTCCAAGCCTATAACTATGTCGCTAAGTTGCGCGATTGCCGCCGATCCTCTGAGTTCTCCCAAGCTAATCTTACCGCCGTCCTCGTGTGCCTTAGCGCCGCTAGGTCTGCGCAGGTGTGATACTAGGAATAGCCCTACACCTGTCTCCTGAACCAGCTTGCGGAGGTTGGTCATGATACTGTCGATAGCCTTACGCTCGTCACCTGTATCCTGATCGCTGACCACGATGCTTAGGTGGTCAAGGATGATCCACTTGCAGTCCAGTCCCTTGGCCATGTAGCGTATGCGTCCCAGCAGGTTGTCCTCGCTCGTGCTGCCCCAGTGATCAAACATAAAGATACGCCCTGAGCCTAGCGTCCTGTCCCAATAGCCCTTCTTCTCTTCCTGCGTGACTGTCTTGTCCAAGTGAAGCTGCTTGTTAGCCTCAATGGACATGATGCCCAGAGCTGTCTTAGGGATGTCCTCCTCCAGTGCTAGGATACCGATGTTCTCATCCGTTGCACCCAAGAGGTAATGCTCCAGCTCCCTGACGATCTGCGACTTACCCATGCCTGAGCCTGACGTGATTGTCACCAGCTCCTGCTTGCGGAACCCGTGGGTCATCTCGTTGAGACACTCCCAAGGGTAGGGTATGGACTTGACATCTGACTGCTTGATGATCATGTCCCAAGTCTCGTTGCCTGCTACGATACCGTCCGGGCGATAGGCCTTAGCGTTCCACCACTCCTTGACAAACGCCTGCACCTGATTGCTCTTGAGCATGTCGCCTGCATCCTTGGCTGGCAGTGTGACATTCTTGGCCTTGTTGGGGGTGAACAGATCAAGCACCGACTTGGCTGCCTCCTGTCCTGCCTTGTCGTTGTCAAAGCAGATCACCACATTATCAAAGGTCTCAAGCCACTCTAGGTTCGCTTTGATGTCTTTGGCTGCTCCGGCTGCGCCTGATCTGATGGAGACGACTGGCCACTTTCCGTCGAACATTTCGTTGACAGCAAGTGCGTCCGCCTCGCCTTCTGTGATCGTGATATATTTGCCACCTGTCTTAAAGGCCTGCTGGCCGAACAACCCTGCCTCATTGAACTCCCCTGTTGCATAGAATGATTTAGTTTCGGTGATCCGCACCTTGGTTCCTGTCACCGTACCTGTGTCCTTGTTATGGTACGGGTAATGATGCTTGACAATCTGTCCGTCCGTACCGTACTCCACTGTCACACCGTACCTCTTGCACGTTGACTGTGAGATACGTCTGTCAGGGATTGCCGCTATGACACCTGTCATCTCTAATGACCTCATTGGTTTACGTTGTGCTACCTGACCTATCTGGCCGTTGCCGTGTTCATAATGGTTGCAGCCCCCAGAGAAGCAGACTGCATGCCCATCACTATAGCGAGCCAGATTGTCCGATGAGCCACACGAAGGGCATGACTCATGATGAACGAATGTAGACTCTACCGCCACTAGAAGTCCTCTCCGCCTTCCTGCTCCGCTACTTCCAGCACCTTGATCTTGTTAAGGTACGTGCTGGTGCCGTGTACAGGGTGTGGCTGTCCCTCTGCGTACATGATACGCACCTTAGAGCCTCGACCAATGCGACCCTTGAACGGGTTACCTTCCGCGTCCATCACCGGGACATCGTACTTGGTGCTGAACTTGCGCTGCTTGACTCCTTCGTACTCGCGGAGCTTGACGCCTGAACCAGCTAATGTGTCTGCTGTTGGTTCATCCAAGCTGAGAACCAGAGAAAACTTCCCGGTGGACTGACCCTGATACATCTCATGCTCGTCTAGGTTTTCAAATGCTACTAAGCCTTCTAATACTGCCATGGTTACTGCCTCTTGTTGTGACCCCTAAGGATCGTTTGGTTAATACTTTAATGATTAATAATTAATTTTTCCCTTACTACCTGAGTATTATATCAAGTATTTAAGATAACGTCAAACTCTTTCTCGCTTAATTGTCCTATGTTGTCATACATAGCCTCATCGCTATGCGACAGGCAGACATTGCACAGGTCTAAGTGTATCCCGGTCTCCTTGTCTACCTTCTTTAGTTCATACTCATTCAGGATAACGTCACACGCTTTGCATCTACTCATCTGGGAATGCCTCTCTGTATTGTCTAGTCATATCGTCATAAGGGTTGCTGTAGTACTCATCACGCATCTGCTTTGTGACCCTCTGTGTTAGCTCTGAGAGCGTCATACAGTATACCTGATACTCGACTAGCTCATCGACCATAACGTGCGCCTGTGGCTCTATCCAGTCGCTCTGAGCGTAGTCATACCCCAACATCTCTTCTTTAATCCTACTCATAGTAATCGTCCTCAATTGTGTTGTCCAGTGCCGGGTCTTCCAGCGTCAGGGCAGTATACACCAGCCACACCACAAAGGAAACAAATAAAACACTTGCTATTGTGAATAAAATCATATCTCAACCTCATCATAAACCCGGCCATATGATACCAGACACAGGGGCAAGTGTAAAATGACACCTTGAAAGGGCATTGTAATAGATTCGCCAGTGCTTATGTCAGTGCACCATACCGGGCGACTGTCTGGGAACTCTAGGTCAAAGCCTACGCCTACCCGGTACTCTATGCTAAGTGTTCTGTCAAATATTATCATTAGTTTTCGCCTGTTGTTTTTCCAACCATTTGTCGTCGCCTATTATATCCGCCAGTGCCTCATCAATCTCCCATTGCTGCATGGGTGGATACTCGTCGTCGTCTAAGAGATGCTCGTCTCCGTGATATTCGTTGTTTCTCATATAAAATACTCCAGTATATTGTTAGTCATTAGCCAGAACACGCCCTTGTGCACCGCTATTACAATGGCTGTCAGTGTAGACCAGCCCACTATCTCCGCAATTAAAGTATCCATGTTCCGATCCCATAGCCTATGGCAAAGCCTACCACCGTGCCGATTATGTACCATTTAAGGTAGAAATACAAGTCATTCATGGTCAGGCCCTCGCTCTACCATTAGCTGCAGCGCAGCTGCCCTGTCATCGTCCAGACTGCGTATCAAATCCTGCAGCACCTGTGTTTTGACCTCATTAAATAAATTATCAGAACTGACCATATTGTCCAGCTGTGCCTGCAGCTCATCTATCCAATCACCCGCCCGCTGGAAAAACTCTGGGGCATCGCCGTTGTGTAGTGCTGTCTTGGTGGTACTTATCTCCACCCAGTCATCCCATTTGCTCATTGTGTCACCTCTCAAAAGTCTTGAATAATTATGCCGTATTTAAATTCTATTACTGTCGTATGCTCTCGCAGATCGTCCAAGCTGTCAAGCTCTGTGCTGCTGTATTCTTCTTTGATCTCCTCAAAGCTCTCGTATTCTGTGAAGTCACAGCACAGGCCTATTACGTCCAGTTCAAACGGCTCATCTGTGTCCTCGCTGTAGTCCTCAAGGTACTCAAACAATGCCACCAGCGCCTCGCGTGTAAAGTTCTCGCGCTCGTATGCTCTGAACTCATTTACAAAATCATACTCATTAACTGTTTTAATAATCATCTGTATTGCCTCTGTGTTGTTGTTAGTTGGTTTAATAATGCCCACTGTATACCAGTGGACACGATAAAGCAACTACTATAATTCTATACCTGCCTCCTCCCAAAGGGACTCATCTTCTTCTAGCTTCTCTTCTATTTCCTTCATTATGAATTCCAGCGCCTCGTGGTCTGTCTCAATACCGTAACAAGTGAAACAATGATAATCTACCCACTGCCCACCAATAGGCGTTTGCATATTAAAGGTTGCTGCCTCGTTCCATTCTGCGCGGATATGCTCGCCGTTTATTTCAAGTTCCCAATGTTTCATTTTAAATTACTCCCATCATCTGTAGGTTGACCCATATTAACACTACTAAACCCAGTATTGCAAGTATAACGCCGTCTTGAAATTCCATTGTTATTATCCCTCTATTATTCTAGGTAAGTCGCTCAGGTATACAGCTCGCATTCTAGCTTGCTCAGACCAGTGCATCGTGTTCCCGTAACGCTCTTTGCGTCTGATCATCTTGCTGCGATATACAGCCGCGTCATGTCCTAGAATGCCTAGCTGTACAGCGTGGTCTATCAGTGCCTGTGCCTGTGTGATTGTCATTCTGTATTACCTCTGTGTCTGTGTGTTTGTTGTCTTGATGGGGCCATTATATCGACTTGTGCAAACCTGTCAACAGCTATTTGCAATTAATTTTCATACTGTCGCAAAGAGATAAGCCATGTCGCTAACTGATAAGCCTACCTTTTATACTATGTGTGCGCATGCGAATACCACAGTACAGAACTCGTGTCAACCTGTGTATTCATACAGTGGTTAGTGGCTGCCATAGGTATCCTACGGCATACACACGTTTTCCCTATGCAATACCCGTGCCAACACGGCAACCTGTGGATAACTTGTGGATGCTTGTGTAAAACCTGTGGATAAATAGACCCCCGGGGGGCCTGACGTGGCCAGCAGCTTGTCTTAGTACCCGCCTGTATACAAAAAAGTAGCATTTTGGAAAAAAGAGTGTATAATTACATTTACTTATGGCTACCTGTGTGCACTATAACTCCTTGTAATACCTGTGTATTCCTAAGATGACACCTGTATAGCCAAAAGCTATTAAAGGGACGGCCCTTATGTATAAATATGTAGACATTAGTAAAGAAAAGACTTGACTTTTGGTTAGAAATGTGGTATAATTTATAGTATACTAAAGAATATAAAGATTACCTCGCGCCCTTAAGTATCCTTAAGCATCGTTAGGATTGATCTTTTAATAATAATTAAAGAAATAAATTAAAGTATACTTAAGTATCCTTAAGTACTAAGGGAAATACAATGAATACTAAAGAACCTAAGGGTAGTCAGCCCGCGAAGCGGGTGGGGCGACCAAAGAAAACAGCAGTTGTGTCAAAAACCAAGGGCAAACGTAACTCAGTAGGCAGGCCCAAGGGTGACGCAGCGGTCATTAACGAATACAAGGCTAGAATGCTGGCATCCCCTAAGAGTAGGAAGGTGCTAGATAGTATATTGTCAGCAGCCTTGGACGATGACCATAAGAATCAAGCGGCAGCATGGAAGCTCTGCATGGATAGGTTACTACCTGTCAGCTATTTTGAGAAGGATAAGGCCAGCGGAGGCAAGAGTGCCATCAACATCTCCATTACAGGTGTTGGCGGTGAGACCACTGTTATCTCTGGCGGCGAAGAACCCATTGAAGGGGACTATACAGATGTATGATATAAATCAAGACTTAGATTACTTTACTAGGGAAGAGTTTGCTTGTCAGTACACTGGCGAGAATGAGATTAGTGACAGGTTGTTGCTTAAGTTAGATTTGTTACGTGCTAGATGTGGGTTCCCCTTCGTTATTACGAGTGGTTATAGAAGTAAAGACCACCCCATAGAAGCTAAAAAGGAGACACCCGGAACTCATGCCCAAGGCATTGCAGCAGACATTAAAGTTACAGACGGTATACAGCGGTTTAAGATTGTTGAGGAGGCTATCAAAATGGGCTTTTCAGGAGTTGGAGTTGCTAGTAGCTTTGTGCATGTTGACATCCGCGACCTTGACGGTAATGAGTCTCCTGTAATGTGGACGTACTAGCTTGACTGATTTAGCAGTTGAGCTGTTACCTTGGCAGCAGGAAGTCTGGGAAGACACTACACGCTTTAAAGTAGTAGCTGCGGGTAGACGTACAGGTAAAAGTAGACTAGCTGCTTGGCGGTTGATCATCAGTGCCTTGTCTGAGAAGAAAGGTCAGGTGTTCTACGTTGCCCCTACACAGGGTCAGGCCAGAGACATTATGTGGCAGTTGCTACTGGAACTAGGCCATGACGTTATAGCGTCAGCACACGTTAACAACCTACAGATTAAGCTAGTCAACGGCTGCACCATCTCCCTGAAGGGTGCTGATAGACCTGAGACTATGCGTGGTGTTAGCTTGAAGTTCCTGTGTATGGACGAGTACGCAGACATGAAGCCAGAGGTGTGGGAGCAAATCCTACGCCCTGCTCTAGCGGATCAGAAGGGTGAGGCGCTGTTCATTGGTACGCCTATGGGCCGCAACCACTTCTATGACCTGTACCAGTATGCTAGTGTATCTGAGGATGCTACGTTCAAGGGCTACCACTTCACTAGCTACGATAACCCACTACTAGACCCTGAAGAGATTGAAGCAGCTAAAGGCTCTATGTCAGCCTTCTCATTCCGTCAGGAGTTTATGGCATCCTTTGAGGCACACGGTAGTGAGCTGTTTAAAGAAGAAGATGTTAGATTTAGCGAGGAAGAACCTACTGATGGTAATTATTACATTGCTGTCGATTTGGCAGGATTTGCAGATGTACAGAAAGTCACTACTAAAACCAAACGACTTGACCAGACGGCAATTGCTGTGGTTAAAGCGGGCGTCGAAGGCTGGTGGGTTGCTAATATCATACATGGCCGTTGGGGCGTCGAAGAGACTGCACGACGAATCTTTGAAGCAGTCAGAGACTACCAACCAGTCGCAGTAGGTATTGAGAAGGGTGCGTTAAAGAACGCTGTCTATCCTTACCTGAATGATATAATGAAGAAGAACCAACGCTTCTTTAGGATTGAAGAGCTAACACACGGCAATAAGAAGAAGACAGATAGGATCGTGTGGGCACTACAAGGCCGTTTAGAACACGGCAACTTAGTATTAAACAAAGGCAAGTGGAATGCTCAGTTCCTAGACGAGTTGTTCCAGTTTCCTAATCAATTAGTCCACGATGACTTGATAGATGCTCTTGCATACATAGACCAGTTAGCTAAGGTCTCTTATGCTTTTGACTACGAGGAAGAGGACTACGAATTCCTAGACAAATACGCAGGCTACTAACTATGGAACTAGAAGGCAACGACAACTTCGCTACAGAGCAGCACCTAGAGAACTGGGTAATTGAAAAGTGTGACTCATGGCGTGACCACTTTGAAGCTAACTACTCACAACGCTTTGAAGAATACTACCGTCTCTGGCGTGGTCAGTGGTCTCCACAGGATCGCACACGAGACACTGAACGCTCTAAGATTATATCTCCTGCGCTACAGCAGGCTGTTGAGTCTTCAGTAGCAGAGCTAGAGGAAGCTACCTTTGGCCGTGGCAAGTGGTTTGATATTAAAGATGATGTCTACGATCAAGACCCTAACGACATTGCTTTGCTGCGTAACGCGCTAGAGCAAGACTTTAAAAAGAACATGGTACGTAAGTCAGTGGCTGAGTGTCTAATCAACGCTGCTGTATTCGGTACAGGCATTGCTGAGATTGTTCTTGAAGAAGAAAAAGAAATGAAGCCTGCTACACAGCCTGTAATGGGTGGTGAGCTTACAGCCGTAGGTGTTAACATACAAGATCGTACATGCGTCAAGCTACGACCTGTAATGCCACAGAACTTCCTGATAGATCCAGTAGCTACAGATATTGACTCTGCCCTTGGTTGTGCAGTAGATGAGTTTGTGTCAGCTCACTCAGTAGAGCAGCTACAGGAAAGCGGTGTATACCGTGACGTAGACATACAACTCGCCTCTCCAGACTTTAACATTGAGCCTGATCAGGACTTGACACGCTTTGATGAAGACAAAGTACGACTGACTAAGTACTACGGACTTGTACCTCGCCACCTGTTAGACAAGGCTATGGAAGAAAAGGATGCAGAAGAGGCCGGTGAAGAAGTTGTTACTTTTGAAGATGAAGACGACTCTTACTATGTAGAAGCTGTTGTTGTTATTGCTAACGGCGGTGCACTGCTGAAGGCTTCTAAGAACCCCTACATGATGGAAGATCGTCCTGTCGTAGCATTCCCATGGGATGTCGTTCCTAGCCGCTTCTGGGGTCGAGGAGTATGTGAGAAAGGCTACAACAGTCAAAAGGCGTTAGACACAGAACTGCGCGCTCGTATCGACGCTCTAGCACTGACTATACACCCAATGATGGCTATGGACGCTAGTCGCATGCCTCGTGGTGCTAAGCCTTCCATACAGCCCGGTAAGACCATCTTAACCAACGGCAACCCTGCTGAGATACTACAGCCCTTTAACTTTGGTAATGTTAACCAGATTACCTTTGCACAGGCTCAGTCGCTACAGACTATGGTACAGACTGCTACAGGTGCTATTGACAGTGCTGGTATTGCAGGCTCTATCAATGGAGAGTCTACTGCTGCTGGTGTATCCATGTCACTAGGTGCTATTATCAAGCGCCACAAGCGTACACTAATCAACTTCCAAGAGTCTTTCTTGATTCCTTTCGTACAGAAGACTGCTTGGCGCTACATGCAGTTTGAACCTGAGCTGTATCCCGTAGCTGACTACAAGTTCCACACTTCTAGCGCACTAGGTATCATTGCCCGTGAGTACGAAGTTACACAGCTTGTGCAGTTGCTACAAACCATGTCACCAGACACGCCAATGTATCCTAAGCTGGTTATGTCCATCATTGACAACATGAACCTGTCTAACCGTGAAGAGCTTATTGCTACTCTTGAGCAGGCTAATCAGCCTAACCCACAGGCACAAGAAGCTGCACAGGCTGCACAGCAAGCACAGTTGGCTTTCCAAGCATCACAGACTGCAGCATTACAAGGACAAGCTACGGAAGCACAAGCTAGAGCGCAGAAGCTTATTACGGAAGCTCAAGCTATTCCACAGGAACTGGAGATTGATCGCATCAAAGCAATCACTACTAACTTAGAAGTAGGAGATGCTGACGATAAAGAGTTTGAACGTCGTATTAAGATGTCTAAGGAAATGTTGAAGGAGCGAGAGATAGCTATTAAGGAAAGAGAAGCTGCCTCAAGACCACAAGGAGGGATGCAATAATGGTTACAACCAGAGAGTTAGAGCATGTAGTATCTCAAGTAAATGTAAAGTTTGAGGAACTATTTAAGAAGATTGCAAAGCTTGAGAAACAAATGGAGGCTAAGAATGCCAGCAAAAAAAGACCCAAGACTAGCTAGGGCTGGAGTCAGTGGATACAATAAGCCGAAGCGTACCCCCAACCACCCAAAGAAAAGCCACGTTGTCGTGGCAAAAGAAGGTGACAAAGTCAAGACGATTAGGTATGGAGAACAGGGGGCAAAGACCGCAGGAAAACCTAAAGCGGGAGAGTCCGAAGCAATGAAGAAGAAACGTGCTAGTTTTAAAGCACGACACGGCAAGAACATTGCCAAAGGTAAGATGTCAGCGGCCTACTGGGCCAATAAATCTAAATGGTAATAACAGGAGAATACTATGCCATACGGTAAAGGTACATACGGTAGTAAAGTAGGTCGTCCACCTAAGAAGAAAGAAGCAGTAAAGCCTAAACGCGCTCGTCAGATGCCTATGACTGATAAGCAAGCTAAAGCAGCTAAGGCAGCTTTGAAGAAAGACGCCGCAAAGAAAAAGAAGAAGTAGCATGCCAGCCAAAAAGTCTACAGTAAACAAAGCAGGGAACTACACTAAGCCCACTATGCGGAAGAACTTGTTTAACAAGATTAAAGCAGGAAGTAAAGGTGGTAACGCTGGTCAATGGTCTGCTAGGAAAGCTCAGATGTTAGCCAAGGAGTACAAGGCAAAAGGCGGAGGCTATAAGTAATGGCACTAAAAGAATCACAGAAGTCTTTAAAGAAGTGGACTAAACAGAAGTGGCGTACACCTAGCGGTAAGAAGTCTTCAGAGACTGGCGAAGTATACGCACCTTCTAAGACTATTAGTAAGTTAAAGTCCACAGCAGCAGGTAAGAAGAAACTAGCCGCTGCTAATGTAAAAAAGAAAGCAGCAACCGCTAAGGGCAAGCAACACGCCAAGCACGGCCTCCATAAAGGTAAGAAGCGGTGAAAGGTCAGACACACGGTGGCAAGGGAAGTGCCCAGAGGAAGACAGATCAGAAGAAATTCGCATCTAACTGGGACGCTATATACAGCAAATCTATACAAAAGTCAAGTAAAAAAACAAATAAAGCTTGACTTTCTTATACTTTTATGCTATAATAACAAGGTAACACTAACTAAAACAACGCTGTCCTAATAGGAGAAACAGTATGATTGACAAAGAACTTGAGCTATATTACCGTAACATTAGAGATATGTTTGGAACAGACGGCTGGAAACAGCTAATGGAAGACCTTAACTCTAATGCAATGGTTATCAACTCAGTAGAAGCTGCCAAAGACAACGAAGACCTGCACTTCCGTAAAGGCCAACTCGCTGTTATAGCTAACCTACTGAACCTAGAAGCTCAAATCGACGCAGCAGAAGAGCAAGCAATGCAAGAGGAAGACGTAGAAGAAGTTGCCTAATGAGGGCTATCTACGAGTATCGCTGCGAGGACGGACACACGAATGAACGCTACACAGATTCAGAGTGTACTCACATCCCCTGCTTAGACTGCGATAAGATTGCAAGAAGAATTGTAAGTGCTGTGCGAAGTAAGTTAGACCCGCTATCTGGCGATTTTATGGGTGCTACTAGACAGTGGGAAAAAAACAGAGCGCAGAAACTACAGCAAGAGCGCAAGGCCAACTCCTAACCAAGGAAGCCCTGCATAATACACCTCCATAATGAGAATACTCACGGAGTTTAATAATGGCAACACTAATAGACGAGCGTCCTGAAGACGTTGAAACTGAACAAGAAGAAGTAACTCAACTTCAAGAGGAACCTCAAGTAGAGGAGACTCCTCAAGAAGAAGATGAAATCCCTGAAAAGTATCAAGGGAAGTCTACCGCAGAGATAGTACGGATGCACCAAGAAGCTGAGAAGCTTTTAGGTCGTCAAAGCTCAGAGGTAGGGGAACTTCGGTCAGTAGTAGACAACTACATACAGACACAACTCGACACCAATACCCCAGCAACCCAAGAACCTGAAGAAGATATAGACTTTTTCTCTGATCCCGACAAGGCAGTCGAGAGAGCTATTAAGAATCATCCTTCAATCAAAGCTGCTGAAGCACAAACTCAGCAGTACAAGCAGCAAACAGCGCAGTCTCACTTGCAACAACGTCATCCTGACATGCAAGAGATTCTACAAGATGGTAAGTTTGTTGAGTGGATTAAGGGATCAAAGATTCGTACACAGCTCTTTGCACAGGCAGACACGCAGTACGATTACGAAGCTGCTGATGAACTCTTCACTACGTGGAAAGAACGTCAACAGGTAGTAGGACAGACTGTAGCTAATGAGAAGGCTAGTCGTAAAACCGCAGTTAAGAACGCCTCAGCAGG